CCTATTGATTCATTTCTACCAAATTTATATATTGTATCAAAATAATCTATTTGACCTAATGCTATCATTTGAAATATATCATCGACTCTCATTATTTACCTCCTTATCTAAAAAGAGCGCCGCACATTTAAGTACAGCGCCCTATGGTTTGGACTATTTTTCTGCTAACTTGTAATCATGACGAGCAATTAAGATATCTGCTACATCTTTGGTTACTTCTTTTACTTCTTTACCTTTTTTTACTTTAACTAATTTCATATAGCCTCCTATGCTGATTTAGATCTATAAGTAGAAGTTAACTTTTGTGCAAATGAGAATGCATCGTAAATGTATCTACCTTCAATTACTACACCAGAGATACCACGAGGGTTTTCATGTGTAAATAATTCGTCTAATTGTCTAGGGTTAACGTTAGCCTTAGGGTGAGTAAGGATAAAGTTTGTGTTAGCTGGGAAGTAACTAGCTGGCACCTTGATAATCTTGTTACCATCCGCTTCACCAACTAAACCATTCATAGTAATCTTTTGTGACATATCTCCTTCTTTAATGAATGAGTTGTCAAGCTTTAAAAACTTATAGAATGTAGGTGTTACAAAACAAATTCTACCGTTAGCTGGTACTTTTGCTTCGTCTAATGCTACACCAGCATCTAGTAAAGTTTCATAAGCGTTAGCTGCTGTTACTACAGTTAAAATATCTTGCGAAGCTGCTACTGCTGTTGCTGTTAATACTGTAAGGTTATGAGCGTCCATTTCTGGTGTCACTTGTTCATCCATTTGTGCTTTCATGTAAGCGCCAGTAGTCTTTACTAAGTTACCTTGTAAGTAGTTACCTTTATCAATAACGCTTGAGAATGATCTATCTTTAGATAATGTGTAAGTTGCTACTGTATCTTGCACTTCTGCTGGTGTACCGTATCTTTCTGTACCAGTTCTAGTATAATCACCCATTGGTTGAGTTACTAAAGTGTATACATTTACTACGTTTGCACCTTTAAAGTCAAACTTTCCTGCAAATCCTACTTTTGTTAATGATGCTAATGAAAATACTTGATCGATTGATTTTTGATATTTATTTGCTAAATTTACTGCCATTGTTTAATCCTCCTAATTGTCTCCAAGCAAACCTTTTAGGAAATCATCTTCATGGTCAGTACCAGCGTCTTTAGTTTTGGTTATAACTCCTTTTTTCTTCGTCTTAGTGTTTTGCTCCTTAGTTTCTTTAGCTTTTTCTAACGCTTCAAGTTTAGTTTTAAGGTCGTTAATTTCCTTATCCTTTTCAGACATTTTGCTAGTATTCAAATACTTCTCGTATGATTTAATAGGATCAAGTCCATCTTGCATATCCATTTTAACTTCCATTGGTAAGTCGTTTGGATTTACATCTGGGTACTTGTCAACAAACGTTTTGTAAACGCTGTCTTTCTTACCTTGTACATTTGAGTCGTATTCTCTTCTGACATCGTTGATGTTTCTTCCTTCGTCGTCTGCAACATTTTTAAAGTGTTGTTCTCTAAGTTGAGAAAGCATCTCTCCAACGTCCATACCGAATAATTCGGCAGTGTTAGATAAATTTCTTTCAGTTTCTACTAATGAATTGAATTTACCTTCAAACCTTTCTTGATTCATTCCAGTTTGAACATATTTTACTAATTCTTCTCTAGGGATTTCTGATAACTTTTTACTTTCACCTAGAAATTTTACAACCTCTTCTTCTAAGGCTGTTTGTTGTTCGGAATCTTCTTCTGATTCATCTTCAGTGGTATCTTCGTCTGATTCTTCTGTAGTTTCCTCTTCGCTTACCTCTGTTTCATCTTCTTGAGTTTCCTCGGCTTCTTCTGTAGGCTCTGTGTCCTCGTCCGTTGTTTCCTCTTCGACGTAATCATCTGGTAAGATGTAATCTTCTTCAACTAGATTCATTTGTTGTTCCTCTTCGTTGAATAACTGTAAATTAAATTTCATTTTTCCTCCTTGCCTATGGTTGGGCATATATAAAGCGCCATCTACAATTAAGTAAATGGCGCTCTAGGCACTCGTTTTATATTATAATTATCTTCTTTGGTTCAGAAAGTCTTTCCATGTCATTATGCCAGTAATAATTTCCTCTTAAATTTCTAAAATTAAAACTACATTTTGCATATTTCAAATGACATCTTCTTAGGTATATTGTATCGGATTCTTTATATCTTTCTTGTAACATATATTCTACAAATAAAACTTTTTTGTTTAGTTCCATTATCAACCTCCTAGGGTTTCTATTCTTCTACATTGCTTTCGTTCGGCACGGCTTGAAATCCAGTAACTACACCACATCTAGGACACTTAATCTCTATAATAGTACCAGCGACTAATATTCCTTGTGCTAACATTCTGCTTTTCTTGCCATTTCTACCGCATTTGGGATTGGAACATCGTAACTCCTTAATGGTTATCACCTCCTAATGCTATTATAATACTTTTTTCAAACTACTGCAAATTATTTTGCGCCATGTACTCTTCTATTAGTCTTTGTTGTTCTTCTGGTGGCAATTGTGCGAATTGTTGTTGTTGTTCTGGTGTCATTTCCTGCATAAATTGTGACATTTCATCTTCTTGGCCTTGTTCTTTAGCTTTTACTTTTCTAATCCATTCAGCTTTATTAGATAACCATCCTTCTGGTAATGCTTCTAACCACTCTAAGAATGAAATCTGTCCCATTTCTAACATCTTATCTAACATTTGTACTTCAGATATTTCTGAAAGATAAGTAGATGGCCCAACATTAACTGTAGGTACTTTGTACATTCTATTAAGTGTATTGAAATCAAATAGTTCTATTGTGCTTGTACCATCTTCATCTGTTTTGATTACAGGACGTTCGCCGTATAAGTTAGCAATCATATCATAGAATATTCTAGCAATATCTTCTTTCCAGTTAGCCATATTAAACTTAGGGTTTTCAAGTGGAATACCACCTTGTTTAGTTACTGCTGCAATAGAAGTACCACTGGCTTGTTCTGGGTTAATGTTACCTAGTAAAGCATCACTCATACCAATTGAAGCATCTAAAAACTCATCTGATAGATTAATCATAGGTATAACTTGATTAGACATGCTACCAGGTGCAATATAAGCTGCTGCATCTGTCACTCTTTGACCAGGCTTTAAGTCTAAACCTATTTGTGTTGATACTCTGTTAGTCTTTTTATTCATCATAGACTTGTCATAAGCAAAGATAGGGAATGAAGTATCAATTGTATTCTTCATAGCCATGGCAAAACCTCTATTAATAAAGATTTGTGCTGGAATAGCTGCTTGTACAAAACTCATGCCATGATAAGTGTTTCTCTGTAATTCCCAGTTACCTAATGCTACAGGATACAACTCAATACCTAGGTCAACATCTTTATAGATATAAGCGCCTTCAGTACATTTACTTGCGTATACTCTAGTTACTTTCTTCTTTTCTCCGTCCACTTCCACTGTAATCTTTTTCTTAACATAAGTAATTACATAGGTAGATTTACCACTATCTTGTCCATTATCAGCTTTAATATCTTCTAATTCGATTTGTCCATACTTAGAAGCCTGTTGCTCTGTATCATTATCTGATTGGATATCATCTTCATCAGATTGATTCTTTGCTACTTCCTTAGCTTCTTCTCTCAAGTTATCCGTCATATCTCTACCAGCCACTTGAATAAATGGTTGCGATTGTACATCGTTACTGTTAGGATTGCCCATATAGAAGTTATTAGGATCTATTAACTCGAATTCTATCTCACCTTCTACTTCACTATATGCACCGTTAAAAGGTTTCTTGTTAGGGTCAAACATTAAATGTCCTACAAAATCACCAGTCACAGCTCCATCATATAAAGCGTTTTTAGTTTCCCAGTCTAACTTTACTCTTTCTTCAAACGAATTAAATTCTTGATTTACAATTTCATCTGAATCATCATCGTCCTCAAGTGTAACTGGACTAGCAAACGATACACCTGTTTTAGTAGCCATAATTGAAGCTACACTAAATGTTATTGCTCTGTTAATCTTATTGAACACTGGTTGAGGGTAATCATCGCTTAGGTCTGCATTTCTCCAATGAAAACCATAAAAGAAATCCCAATTACAATCAACTAAGTCATAAAATGATGGTTCTAGTCTATTGTTGTAGTTAATTCCTGCTTGATACCAATTCCATTCTATTATACCACTGTCATATCCTACATTCTTTGGCATTATTTTTTACCTCCATATGCTTTAGCTGGGTTATAGTTTAGTATATTGTTGTAGTGATCGTTGAACTCTTCTTCTTTTCTAATCTGTTCTACTGTTCTTTCATCTTCTAACTCACCTTTAGGATTTTTAATTAGATAGCGTATGTATAAACCCATTCCAATACATAGCATAAATAATACACCTAATGCAAAATTAACCATAATACCTCCTTAATAGTAATTATTCCAATTCCTCATTGTATCTCTTTCGTCGTCCTCTTCTATAGGTTCTTCTTTCTCTATTTCACCATAGCAATGTATTAATTGTGATATAGCTTGTGTCATTGCATCAACATCATCATCATTGGCACCGTTAGGGAATGCATAAAATTGTTGTAGCATTTCGTTTATACCATCTGTATACCTCGGTAACTTAACAGAATTAACTAAGTAAGGTAATACTGATTGAACCCTAGCTTCTTTACCACCTAATGGATTGACTGGCACTATACCATTAATTTCCTTTGATAATACATTAATAATAGCTGAACCGTTAGCCTTATCCTCTATAAATATAAACCCTATTTGTGGGTATTTAGCTTTAAAGTTTCTAATAGCTTGTAACGTGCTTAAAAAGTCCATTCTTCTATTAATTCTGTCTATTAGAGGGAAGTCCTTACCCTTCTTACCCCATACATGTATAGCTACCTTGTCACTCTTAGAGGTGTCTTTGAACGTAGCATCTACACTCATGCACACAATAGGTAATGAATTGATGAACCCTGGTGTTATGTTGTACCAGTTGTCATCGTTCTCAAACCATTCTTTCTTAATCATGTTACCTTCAGCTGCTACTGGTCTACCTTGATATAATGCGTTAAAGTCCTCTGGATATCTCTTTCTTATTTCTATGAAGTCCTTACCATATCTTTCAGACCATAATGGTTCACCTGGTAATCTTCCTAGTATATCGTTTTCTTCAGCTTCTAATGGTAAGTTGATTACATTCCACGGAAGAGGTTTACCATACTCTGGGTTTAACAACCTACCACATAAGTCATCTTCATGCCAACGGGTCATAATAACAATAACTATTGGTGCTATCTCTAATCTAGTTGATAGACTTGAGACCCATTCTTTCCATATCTTATTACGTTGTACTTGTGATCTTGCTTCTTCACTAGTTTTAATTGGATCATCTATTATAAGTAAGTGCGCACCTTTACCGGTGATACCGCCTAAGATACCAGCTTTAATCATTTCACTACCGTTATCTAGTGTCATTCTGTCTTGGTTGTCTGCTACT